CCAATGTGTCGGAGGCAGCGGAAAGGTCAACAGTGGCAAATTCGCCAGTAATTGAACCGATCCGCGCCAGCTCTTGGTTACGAGTCTGGTTGGAGAGATCAATTCCCTTCAACCGTAGTCGACTCTTAGCATACGAGTCGAATGCTAGCTGTAGGAACATATTCCCTACAGGTTCGCACGCGATCGTACGCTGAGTCTTCCAAGACTTAGGTACAAATTCCACCCTATTGTCGGATACGAGCCTACCAGAAATAGATCCATATCCCCAAAAACGGGATAAGGCTTCTAGATATGGTAAAGCTCCTGGCGTGCAAACTACCCTTTTATTAACTTTCATAAAAGGGATAGCACGCTTTCGACCTTGGGTGGCAGTAGCGCCACTTGTTACTTTAACCTTCTCGGGCAACTGCTCGAGAAAGTTCCGGTAATCGCCCAACGTCTGGCGGATAAAGCGTTTACAACGATCGATCTCTTTCTCAAAACCCGAAGGTTTTGTTAAAAGATCGTCGAGACGTCTGTTGGTAGCCTCGCACCTGTGCTCATTATCCTCAAAAGAGATAATGGCTTGGAGCTTGGCCGCAACAGGGTCCGTAAATGCTGCATTCTTCGAAAAGAATGCTTCCACCTGAAGTAGGGTTCTTGCCGTCTCTATGCTTGTTACATCGTGCATAGAGTCAGTAGCAAGTGTTGCCAGACCAACATAGTCCCTTGCGCGGAGCTTTCCGCTAACAAGGTTATATAGCTGGTCTGGCAAGGTAGTTTTACGATCTCTAACATACCGTTGAGCTAGCTCATACGTATATGCTGATGGTTCCATTATGGAATCCTCCATTTGAAGTTGATGAAATTAATAGCGTTAATGCTATTAATTTTTACGAAAGAGGTTGACTAAGAAGTCAACAAATCGCTTGCCCTCTCGGACGCACTGGTCTGGCTGGCTCGTGCATGCACGAACTAACCATCGACCAATACGTCTGATTAGACTAGCCACTCTTGCGTACTAACAGTGTTCGTAAACTCATCTCCCGCGATAATATCTCGGAAGATGGCCAACGCCGCTGTTACATCTGCAGCAATCCCATCAACGGGATGCCGCAATTTAGCTTCAAAAGAGATCTTGGAAGTAAGCAGATCTCCGTTAGCATCTTCAGTAGAAGATACAACGGATACTGTGTCCTCAATGACTGAGGTACTTCCAGTTGCTACCTTACGCCGCTGAATCACAAGGCGAGGTTCACTCGCAGTGTGTCCAGTATACGTGTAAGTGCGTGAGTTACCATTATCGGCAAACTCAGTGAGAGCAGTCGTCATGGCTGCCATCTAACACCTCCTGGTGTAGTAGTCGTTTAACAAAGCTCGATGGCTTGCGCCATCTCGGCCTTTAGCGGATGCTCCAATTTCGGAGCGCTCCTCTAAAGAATCCGTCGAGTAACCCTAGCAGATCAACTGCTTTGGGTATATCGAAGCGATTATTAAACATCGGAGTTATAGACACTGGCATAGGCACCCTCTTAATAATTGTATACTCTTGGTTTACTTCTTGCTTCCAGGTACCACTGAAGTATGTCTTCCACTGGAGATCTAAACTTCCAGTGCGACGTACATCACAGTAGATACCTGCAGCCGAAGTATACTGCGAGTTCAATACTAAGAAGGATATTGCCGCAATAGACTGTCCGATATTCCAAAACCAATCTATCACAAAGCTATAAGGAATTACTTCCTCAAGCGTGATAAACGGGTTTATGGATATCTCGGCGGGCATGAAATCCGCTATTATGGATCCACGTACACTTAGATCTACATGACGTACGTCAGTGTAGGTCTGTATACTAGATCCAAATTCGCGGTATGTTGACATATCGTCAACCCAACTAAAGTTGGCACCTACCCGTTGTTTATTGCGAGTACGAGACTTTTCTTTCAGGTCTTTTAGAGCTTTATTAATGTCTTGTATATCATACAAGAGCAGTCTCCAACCATATCGAAACTCGAGCCATTGCTGCAATAACGCAGAAATGGTTTGACGAGCTTTGACGGTTTTTGACAACCGAGAGTAGTATTGCTCAAAATTTGCCATTAAATCGCGCAAGCGATTAATAGCAGAGCGAACTAACCCAACGGTTTTATGAAACTCTGAAAGAAACGTAAGCGCATCCCACCCTCTAGAATAGAGAGAAGATGCAGCGGTCTGGACATAAAGACGAAGGTCAATACCTTTGTCCTCAAGCCAAAGATCGAGCGAGTTTAACACGCCAATATCATAAGGGTAAGCACCCTCATGAACGGCAAATAAGAAAGGACCACCATCATTCGGAAAATATTCCGTAGTGGTGCTGGAACCAGACTTATTATAGTTAGTCGTAAGGTAACCCTCCAAATCTATGGAGTGCTGCCGAACGTTTAACCATTGTGTATATGGCAATAGTTCGCCACTCGCTTTACGTTTATGGTAACCCGGGATATCGTAACCGACATTGTAGTCGAGAACGTTACCTGTAGGGTACAGAGCCCAGTATGGATTGGTAGATACACTTCCAGCTGTGTGATTCGTGAAAACACGTGTCACATAGGAGGAGTGTGATCCATCTTCCACACGTCGGCCTGGTCGTAAGACACCTTTTTCTGAGAGATAAGCCATATGTACGCGCCTATGTCTTACCAGCCTTCCCGCGAAAGCCGGAATGTCTGGAGCCATAATGGTGGAGCAAAAGACCGCTCCATGAAGCCCGG